CCCCATCATCAACAGAATCACCATTAAAATGTACATGATTTGCATCAAGTTTATAACTATTACCAGATTTAACTAATTTTATTGGTCCTTGTAATAAAATTGTTACATTTTGTCTATTCATAGAACCACCATACGCATTTCCATAAACAGAAAACATTTTTAATTTATTATCTTTTATATTTCTATATAAAGTTGTTGCTGGAGGTAACCCATTAGGAAATTTTTTCTTTAGATCATTTACAAATTTTTGTGTTTCAGCATGTCTGAAAATAGTTGGTTCAGATCTTTCAGATATACCACCCCATTGTTGAAAATCTCTAGGACCACTTCCGTCTTTATGAGAGATCCATACTATTTCATTACCATCAATATCTAGTAAATGAAAATCTGACTTAGGTGTTCCTGGTGTACTTTCTGCAGACGCGACTCGATAAACTTTATTTCTTATTATTATTGGGACAGTCGATGATTTTAGTTCTTTTTTTGCTTGATTGAGTTGATTATTTAAACTTTCGAGTGCAGCATCTTCTTTAGCTACAGAAGAACGATCGCCTTTGCCACCAAAATCAGCATTTTTCTTTATATCCGATAGTTTATACTCATTACCATTTTGCCCTAAAAATCTAAGATTATTTAAATCTGCAGCGGTTTTAACATCTTTAGATAACATAGTTACTATTTTTTTATTCATAACAAACTTTACTCTATCGCCATTAGATAATTCAAATGGTTCACCGTCAGTCATTTTACGTACTATTACACCTGCACGATATTCACGACCAGGTTTCATGAGTTCAGATGCAGATAAATTAGCCATTGTTAGTGCCTCACCGTCTTTACGTTAGTCTTATTAGTTTTTTCATTGTGTTTAACAATATGCGACACCAGACGAACTCCCGGATGATCTTGTTTTAATTTAGCAAAATGTCTGTGATTACCAATATCATCATCATATAAATGTACTTCATTGTACTTATGCTTATTGATTAAGTCAGATATGACTCGTCTCTTTCTATCACCAGTAGATGAACCCTCAACGTTACCTGCTCTTCTCAAGTGAGTAGTCTTGATGTCAATTCCAAATTTATTCAGATGTTTTCTTACTTTTTGCTTGTCATCAAGATCTGATCTAGCAGTAACAATTTCTGTTTTAAATCCACGCTTTTTTAAATTGTTTAGCTTATTAATCATTGAATGAATTGGATGAGCAGATTTACCCAATACTTTTGCTGATTTGAAATCTTTAAAATCATATTGTTCGCCTGGCTTCAACTTATGTTTATTGAATTCTTGATTTGTGAGACTCTTTACATTCTTTCCGCTTGAATCTTTTACATGTATTTTCAAATGCTTAGAATCATGCGCTAGCAGTGTTTCATCCATATCAAATGCATGAAGCACCTTTCTCATACCTTCAGCCAAAAATTCTGAAAACCTTAACATGAAATGCTCCCAAGTTTTATTCTATTTATAACAAAAAAGAGTCAGACCTTTCGATCTGACTCTTTCATGAGTCGGCAGCATTGCTGAGCGGAACCACCACCGTAAAGCCTCAGCTATTCCTTTTTCTTATTACTTCTTGCCACGTTACGTTCTTTGACGTATAATGCTGCATTGTTCTATTTATACTTAGTAATAATCATATTACTAAGTTTTAATAATAAATGCTGGTGTCCAACCATCGAAGCCAGCACCCGAGTTTAGCCAGTCACATTGTTTCTTTGCTTTACAGTAATTGTTGTATGACTTAATACTTTGTTCAGTGTCACGTTCAATCACGTGAAACTTGCCATTGTCACTCTTGATAAAGTAGTTACCCATCACTTAAATCCTTCAAAATCGTTCAGACCAAACTTTTTCTTCTTAACATTGTCTCGTTGACCAAACTCCGACTTATCCATGACCGGTCGATCATCGACTAAGTCTTGAGCATCTTCCTCGACGTCATACAGCTTCATCTTTACTCTGTCGATTCCTAAAACAAATCGACGGCACTTACCCAGATCGGTGTAACGATTTTTCAGTTGTTTAGCCATGATCTGACCCAATGACTCTAGTTCTTCAGAAGTTACTAGAGCAAGCATAAAGTCAGCAGTTGCCGGAAGAGCAAATGATTCTGAAGTATCAGTTACGTCGACATCACTATTACTATAACCAGACCGAGTAGTTTGAGTAGCTGAGACGATAGGCACGTTAAACTCAACGGCTAGACCACGTAACTCTTCAGCAACAGCCTTGATATACGTATAGCTGTTGATGTTTGAGTTCATCTTTAACCGCGATGAAGCACAAATATTTAAGTAATCGATATAAATGATATCTGGAATAAAGTTTTTCTTTAACTTTAGTTCTTGGAGTAAGTGACGAAAGTTAGCAGAACCAGCTGATGAAGTCGGGTATTCTTTAATGATGATTTTGCCGGCAGTTTTACTCTTTACACGCGTAACTCGCTTATCAAAAGTGTCTTTATCAATGACGTCAAGTTCGCCGATTGGAATGTCTAGAATATTAGCATCAATACGTCGAGCAATCTCCTCTTCTGCCATTTCCATTGTAATGTACAGAACATTCTTTCCATCTAATAAATTGCTGGCAGCAGTAGAACACATGAATAGACTTTTACCGACGTGTGTACCAGCAAGAATAACATTGAGTGTCTTCTTTGGCAAACCACCCTTTGTAATCCTATTCAAGTACTCAAGACGAAAAGGTACACGATCTTCTACTCGGTGATAGTATTCATAACGATCATCAGCATCATCATACCAATCATGCCCAATGTTTGTATCAAAGCTGACTGCTAGAGCTTCAGACAAGATTTGAGGAATTGATCCCTTAGTGCGTAGCTTATCTTTGTTATCAAGAATCTGAATACTATCCATGATAGCATTATAGACTGCACGTTCTTGACAAAACTTTTCAGTCTTGTCTAACAACCATTCCTGGTCCACGTCACCGACCTGCTGAGACTCTGCGATGATGGTCTCACACTCGTCATACACCCTCTGTTCTAGCGAGGAGTTCTCGAGGTCGATATTAAGTGCTTGGTGTGTAGGAAACTTATTATACTTAGTTACGTAAGTGTTGATTAACTTGTATACTGTTTTTTCTGGTAAAGATTCAAAGTATTCTTCTTTGATGTATGGTACTACCTTCCTACCGTATTCTTCATTCTGAATCAGGTTGGCGAAGATTACGTTCGAGAACTTCATTAGACCCCCATGGCTTTACTTGAATGATACCATTACAAAAATTTTCAGCTATTGACTGAGCATAGTAAATGCTATTTTTTGATACTTCAATACCACCTACTATGACTTCATCATGATATAACTCAACATAGATAGAAGAAGACGTGGCATTTATGACCGCGTGCTTTCTTCCATCTTTACTGTAATATGTGTTTAGCCAATTAGCATCATTCATCTTCTTCCTCATGTATGAGTTCACCATTTGCTAGTGTATACTTATTCTTTATCCACTCAGCAAAGTCAGTGTTCTCTAGTAAGTGACTCCAGACGTCACGATTATCTACGATGTCTGCGGCTCTCATATTCTTGCCGATTTCACCAGTCTCTTTATCGACTACTGCATACCAACCTACTTTTGGCTTAATAACGTGACCAGACTCGATAGCTAAATCTAATAGACCAGACCATTTGTTGATACCGGAGTCATAATTGACTGTGATTGGGATTTTAGACTTTTCTTTTACGTATCGTGACTTCTCGACATTGATGATAAAGTGATAACCTTTAAGTTCTTTGTCATCTTTATCTTGTTGCCTACCAATCACCCAGATATTGTCTGCGGAGTATGTTAACCCTTGTCCACCACTGACTATAGTTTTACTATACATTTCTTGTGTTTGATACACATGGTTTACCACTACCATGGGGATGTCTTTGATAGTCAAGTGTGGTGTGACCATACGGAACAGTGACTTGAGCTGTTTAGCTCGACTCATGTCTGCAGCTGAGTTTTGTTTCAGTGCGTCTTCTACTTCTTTCTTTGAAGCTAGATTTCCGACTGAGTCAATGATGATCATGACTTTGTCACCACGCTTGATCTCTTGCAGCTGTTGCATGATATCAAACTTAAGTTGTTCAATGTCAGTGATAGGTGTATGAATGACCGATTCTAGAGGTACACCAAAAGAGCTGAAGTAAGACTCTGGTGTACCAAACTCAGAGTCATAGAACAAAATGACACCGTCTGGGTGCATCTTTAAGTAAGCTGCAGCCATTAGTAGAGAGAATGCTGTCTTGAAGTGTTTTGATGGTGCGGCTAGTACAGTCAGTCCCGGTGTTAGTCCACCATCAATCTTACCTGACAGTGCTACATTAATCATGGGGATAACTGTAGGGATCATGTCCTTACGACCATACACTTTAGATTCTGTTAAAATGGCTGTATGATCAATGGTACTATTTTTAATTAGTCGTTCTTTTAAGCTCATGTATAATCCTCGTATTGTATATTGTATAGTATACTAATATGTATCAATTGTCAACTAAATCATTAATTTTCTTTATGAATTCATCAATCTTCTTTACTCGATCGACGCCATTCCACTTAATCATATCTTTTTCCGGATTCTTTTTTAGATTATTCAGAAATGGTAAAATCATGGATCTAAGCTTTTCCAGCTTCTCTGTAGCAGTATCTACTTCTGCTGAAAGCTCACTTGAGTCTGCAAATGAGAATCCAAAATCATCTTCTTGTTTCATAACTCTATTATCCCATATGTAATAATGTTCACAATTAGGATCACATTCTTTTTGCAATCCGCACGGACATCCACCGCCTTGATCATACTTAGCCAAAAAAGCTCTCCAATGTTGAACGTTTCTCTACTTCCCATCCAATGACTTCAAGTATAGACTTAATAGGATCGAGAAAAGATTTTTCAAATTGCATTTCTCTGTCAATGTACTTATCAATGTTTAACTCTGCTGGAAGTCTATCAGATACTGAGATGACCGTGTCTCTGAGTGGATTTGGTACTTTTAAATAAGCAAACTTAATTTTGTCACCGTCACCAATCATTTCATATTTAGATTCTAGACTAAGTTTCTTTATCATATCATTATAAAGTAATGCGCCTTTCACGTGGATAGGTGTACCCTTGATATAAACACTATGACGATCACGATACTTATCCATACCTTTTACACCGCGTGGAAAAGCTACTTCTTCAAATGGAAGTTGAATAAATTCATTGTGAAAATCAGCAATGAATTGCTGCAGAGTCTCTTCATTGCTATTCATAATGATTGACAATGCTTTTTTGATGTTAGATCTACATGCTTTGGGTGTAGATGACCTTACTGCTTCGATACCCTGTATCTTTAGTTGTGGTTCTTTGTACTGCACACCCTCGATATTCCAAGCATTGAGGATGTACATCTTTTTACCACGCCAGATACCTTTCTCAGCAATGGTTTCACGCTTCATAAACATCTTTTGTGCATAAGCGTTCATGTACAACGATAGATTGTTGTATGACTCGTTAATGACACGTTGTATCTTATTCTCACAAAACTGGTCTAGCGCATTGACTATCTTATTGATGTCTTTTGTATCAAGTAGCTTGACTACATCAGACATGTCCACATATAATGAGTCCGTGTCACTAGCAATGATCCTGTCGACGTCTTTCGTCTTTAATATTCGATTTAAGTATGAATTCATCTCACGCTCGATCCAACGAATAGACAATTGACCAGATATCGTAATAGCTTCAGCCATGTCAAAGTCGAACCATCTAAAGTATTCATTTGCAAGAGCACCATAAGCACTGTTCAACTGAATCTTTTTTGCTAACTGTAAATTATGATACCTAGCGACTTCGTTAGTGAGTGACCTATACTCTGATGATGCTTTATCAGTTTCTTGAAGCTTCTTCTTAGCCTCAATCATTTTTTTCTTAAATATATTTCGATCATCATACATTTTTTCCATAAGGGCCGGTAGAAACCCCTGCTTATCTTTGCTAAACTTGACTCCATTCGCTGCGTATGAGCATCCATCATTGGGAATCACAGCATACCCATCGACAATCGAGTCTAGCATTGGCCAGTATTGTTCACGACCCACTTTAGTCTCGGGTGAGATGTTATACTGCATGATTAGGTGTGGGTAAAGACTGTTGAGGTCAAATGACACCACCCAGTGGTTCATACCGATCTTTGGGTCCTTAACATGACCACCAGCTAGACCACCATTGAATGTACCCTTCTTAAACTGTGAAATGACAATACAACGATCAAGCAAGTAGTTATGGATGATAATGTCCCAAGGCTTTACAGTAGTCATTGTATCAATATAGTTTACTTTAGCATCATAGGCGAAAGCCATGACTAGAGCAATGAAACCTAGCTTTTCTTCAAATCTATCAATCAGTGCTACGTCTTGAATATTGTAATCATAAAAAAGTTCTGGGTTTCTCTGATATAAGTCATCTAGAGATGTATATCCCTGAGAGTGATAATCTACTTTCTTTTCACCCAAGACAACTTCTGCAATGTGGTCAAGCTTATAGCTCTCTTCATTACTAAATGAAAACTTCTTATACAAATGTAAGTAATCTAGGACTGTAATGCCGGCAGGAACATATACTTTATTCTCTCGACCGCGTAGCTCTATAGTCCTCTCATCAAGCATACCCCATGGCGAAAGCTTTTTAGCTTGTTCACGACCAAGTACATTTGTGATTCGATTCACAATGTATGGAAGATCAAAAAACTCAATATTCCAACCGGTAATCACGTCTGGAAGATACCTACCAGATTGCCAAATACGTAGAAACTTTTCTAGCAAGTCATACTCATCTTTGCAATGAATATAAGTAATGTTACTCTCTTTTGGTGTATATGGCTTTAAGCCTAACACTACTTTTTCGCCACGGCGTGACACTGTTATAGCTGTAATCTCTTTATCAGCTTTTTCAATGTCCGGAAACCCACCGCTAGAATCTGTCTCAATATCAAAAGAGATAACGTTTACACGATTGGGATCATACTTGATCTCACCGCGGTAGTTATCGTAGATATACAAGTAAGCAAAGTTATTGAGGCCAAAGATCTCCATGTTATCAACGCCCTCATAGCGTTGCACAAAGTCTTTAGCATCTCTGATAGAGTCAAAATATAGTTTTTCTACAGGTTTGCCATTGAGAGTCCTAAACTCAGTCCTAGACTCACGACGAGCAGGAATAAACATATAAGGCTTATAGTCAATTACGTCCGCGAATCGCTTATCATCACGATAACCGCGGACGTATACTTTATCACCACGAACAAAAACATTCGTGTAAAATGAAGACATTTATACTCTCCTGACTCAAATCATTCATACTATAATATAGGAAAGTACTTTTGTCAACCCAGTAAGTTCATTCCCTGGTGAAATAGATGTTCACGTTCTTGTAGACCATGAGTACCACCGTTAATCTTCTTGGTAACTGTAAGTACATCAGAATTGTCAGCCCAGTTATTAAGATGATTTTTGTCCCAGAACCATCCAGCAGACATAGCGGCACCTTCTACTGTTTCTAAGTAATCAACCGCTTCATCAATATTCATACCCATATCATTTGCAAATGATGAGTAGTTATTATAACCGGTTAGTTGAATGAATCCACGCCCACGATAACGATAACCATCACCGGAAGCTTCATCACCATTACCCATACGATTAGCATATACACGATTAGCTATTGCTTCTTGGTTATGAGCATAATTTGCTGGATTAACATTACGAAAGTATTTTGGAAATACAACAGCTAATCTATCTGCACGATAGTTTAGGTTTTCTTTCATGACACTAAGACCAGCAGATTCGTGACCGATTTGAGCTAAAAACATAGCTACTCTTTCGGGTGTATTGATCTCATACTTTTCACAAGTAGTAGCTAAAGCATCTACACAATTTTCTAGCACACTTACTTTTGTGCGTGGAAAAATAGATTGTAGTAATTCTAATGTAATCATTACATTCTCCTGTTAAAATAAAAAGGGAGCTTTCGCTCCCTCTATTTAAACCAAGTGCGGTGTCTGTTTACTATCGATTTCTCGACGAATCTTTTTTGATTCCATGTGTGAAATATGGTCAAAATATTTTAGGTTTGTTGTTGATAGGATATAAATGTTTAGTAATTCAAAAATGCGATGCATGTCAGCCTTCTTTCGCTTTTATATAAGCTCTTGTTGCATAAAACTCGATATCACTTCTTGATATACCGATGTCTGCTAGTTGTCTGTCTGATAGTCTTCCTAGGTCTTGATGTACTGTGAAGTATGCATCAATAGAAAGGAGCCACCTTTTAGGGCGGCTCCAGAGTTTATTAATCATTTTTTTCTTCTTTATTCTTTTACTGTCTTACTTGTTTCTTTATCTACTACTTCGATCTTTTTTACTTTCTTTTCTGGGACCATGTGATCAAGCCACACTTTCAACATCCCGTTGATAAGTTCAGCATCTTTGATTTCGACATTGTCAGCAATTGTAAAAGCACGGGTGAAGTTTCGAGCAGCAATTCCCTGGTAGAGGTATTGAGACTTATCTGTCTCTTCGGAATCTACTTTGGTGTTACCCTTGATGAGTAACTTATTTTCTTCTAGCGTAATTTCGATGTCTTGACGCCCAAAGCCAGCCACAGCCATCTCGATAACATACTTGTTATCTTCTACTTTCTTGATGTTGTATGGCGGGAAATTTGACATTGCAGTATTAGCAATAAAAGCTGCACCTTCAGCCATTTGCTTCATAATCTTATCTGCACCGACAAAGTAGCGGTCCATATTTGAAGTATCAAAGTTATATGTTTTCCATAGAGTCATAGGTTTCCTCCTATTAAAGCAAGGTTCATAATTGAGTCCCATTAGGCGACTCAAGTATATTTATATCACATACTCATGATTAGTCAATCACTATCGTCAACTCAGTGATACTTATTATTCATTTTTTCTTCTGTAGTTACATATACACTGTTTTCCTCTGGATCATAAATGTAGATTGGTGTGAGTCCTGACTCTTTATACTTATCACCTATAGTCAATAAATAAGCGTATGAGTTACCATACTCAAATTTTTCAGAAGCCATCCTGACAAATTCTTCTTCTAGAACGTACATCTCTTTAATCCTTGAGGTATAAGATAAATGCTTGGTTTACTAGGCGGAAGTAAAATTCTCGTGTATTTATTTGTTGGTATGTTTTTATTTGGATCTGTTACTACTACATACTTTGTATGGCGTAGAGCAATTAAACGTGAAGCATTGATGGAGTATAACCAACGTCAACTTGAACAAACTATAAAAGATAAAGAAGAGTTACTTAAAGCTCAAGAAGATGTTAACAGAGCTAGAGAACAAGCACTTAAAGATTTAGAGACAGAGAATCAAAAATTAAACGAGCAACTTGGCTCGATAACTGAATATTTAGATTCGGCTGACGCAAAGAAGTCAGATAGACCAAGTTCTTTAGTGATAAGAAAAACTATTGAACAGCTCAAGGAACGTAAATGAAAAAAATAATATTGAGCTTTCCGTTTTTACTGGTAGCTTGTGGGGATCCAGATGTTCAATTGGTAACTAAGGAAAAATTAATTCCTGTTGTTCCAGACGATTCAATGTATGTTTGCCCGACAGTCAGAAGTTTTCCAGAGACTAAAACTCTAACAGATATACAAGTTGCTAGATTGATAGCACAACTTCATAGCAATAATATGACTTGTAAAAATAGCATGGAAGCTATAAAAAAATACGTCTCTCAAGCCAAAGAAAGACTTGAGAGACGTAAAAATTAATGGAAGGGAGTATAGGAATCGAACCTATATGACCAGATTCAAAGTCTAGTGTCCTACCGTTGAACGAACTCCCTTCATGGAATCCTTGGTGGGACTCGAACCCACATTCATCTGGTTTTGCAGACCAGTGCCTAACCATTCGACCACAAGGATTTAACTTTTAAGCCGCTGCACTCCATGTAGCTACCGTCACGAACTTCCAGTTCAGGTAGTAACCCATGACCCAACGATTAGAAGCTGCGTCATACTTGGTGATCATTTTACGGTCAGTCATGTCAATTCACCTCCTCAATGATGGGCTTGCCGATCAGGTTAGCACGATTTGTGATGGAGCGTGAGAACTCCACCGCGTCTTTGAAGCTTGAAAAGTCTTTCTTTTTCTCCACGAGTCTGCCACTCGCTGGTCCGTAGTCAGCACGTTGAAGCTCGTTGTATGTGCATGTGTACTTCATGACATCCTCTCTAGTCAGTACTCAATAATGGTAACACGTATTTAGGCAAAAGTCAACAGTTTTTATAGTCGACGAGACCTAGAACCAAGAACGTTTCCATCTGACGGGACAGCCACACCATAGCCACCCTTGTTATAGAGCTGAGTCGTCTTAGCAACGTTGTTAAGAACACCGCGCTTAGTCGCATCAGACTCCTTATATAGGTTACCCATGATAGATCGATCCCTACCACCATCTACAATTGTATTAGACAGCTGAGTATCGTCACGCTTGAACTTAGGCAGAGCGATCTTACTCTTAGGCTTATGCTTAAGTTGGTCTGGATGTACACCATTCTTACGGAGCCAAGCCTCATGTTCAGCCTTAGCCTGTAGCTGTCTAGCAGTCGGCTTAGACTTATGCGAGCCAATATTATTGATATGAGGCTTAAGAAGTTGCATCGGTATAGATCCTCTTAACAGTTGGTGATGAGTCAGGAATAACAAAAGATCTAAAGTCACGACCCTTAGTTACTTCACGCGAACCATATAACATTTTTTCTTGACTGTCACCCAGTAAAAGTTGTGCCCTGATAGCTTCAACCAGACTCATATTATCGAATCCTAAGACTACAAATTTATCTTTAACACCAGATACTTCTGCGTCTAGATTATTCAGATATTGTCCAGAAGTTTGACCACAGATACATTTGGTCATTCTACTAGTTTTGAGACTAAACACATCATTGCACTTGAAACACAACAATAACTTCATGACCTATACCATTACCCTTTCCTCAATACCTGATTATACACACTTCTAAATAAATGTCAATAGTTAATAGCGAGGGTAATGCCTATAGTAATAGGGCCGATACACCGGGCGAGGAACGTAAATCACAGGGGGTGGAACATAGACCGGACGAGGAACATAGACCGGGGCTGGAGCGACGTAGGTCGAACCATAAACACCGGGCTGAACTTCGACGGCACACGCAGACACCATCAGACCGGCTGCAAGTACGAGAATCTTCTTCATAGCGGTTTCCTTTATGTTTTTAAGCTGGGAGCAGCACGTTAGAGTCAAGAACAGAATCTACCATGTAGACTCGTTTAAACCATGACCCATCGTGCTTATCTTCTAAGCGATCAAGTTCAAGCAGGGCAGCTCGACGGCTGTCAAACCGCTTGATCTTGAAGGTCGACTTTTTAGCAATATGAATAGTCTCGACCACGACCGCGTAACGCTTAGTCATGAGCATCTAACTTCCTCTGAAGGGTGGTAAACTTACGCCCGAGCAACTTCTTGCAGGAGACCAGAGAACCAATCCAGGTTACCTTGCTGCCGTGAGAGATGCCATACATGTTAGCGGTGTCACGACCAGAGAGGCCAAGGCTGCCGTTCACAATCGTGTAAGGCATTTTGACGTCATTCCAGTACGTATCAAAGTGTCCGTTTGATACCCTGACCGTCTTGAACATGTTAGTCATTCCCTTGTTCATAGTCAGATCCTAACCCATC